CACAGTAAAACAGAACAACCAACCTTACGGCGCCTGATCAAGGCCCGCCAGAAAGGACAGTTTCCCACCTCGCGTGAGCTGGTGACGGCAACGCAGTTCATCGTCTTCATCGTGATGGCGGCCCGGGAAGACTTGTGCTGGCAGGACCCCTCGGAGCGCAGGGCTCGTGAGTTCGCGCGGCGCGCGGAACCGTTGCTGGAGGCCGTGAAGAAGGACGGCGTAGAGAAGCCTCTCATGGACATCATCCACGAGATGCTGGGTCAGGACTGGGCTCCCCGAGGGCGCTGGGCTGTGAAGATCGCGAAGATGGCGGTGGAATGATGAGGCACCGGAAGCGCCCGCTGGCCAAGGAACTGCAGAAGATGGCGGAAGAGACCGAGAAGCTGAGGCAGGCTCAAGACAAGACCCGCCGCCAGCAACGGAGGCAGGACAGGAGAGATCGCCATGCCCAGTCCACTCAAGGGGCTCACGCGGGCCCAGATCCAGGCACGCGCGGCCCAGCGCCGGGCCGCCCTGGAGGCAGCGCGGGCGAAGGCCAAGGCCGACAAGGCGGGGAAGAAGAAGGCCCCGGTCAAGAAGACCACCACGCCGAAGGCCAAGAAGCAGAAGCAGATCCCGCACACGACGGGGCGGGGTACGCCGAAGAAAGCCAAGCAGGTCAAGCGAAAGAGGGTGACGTGAGCAATCCCTATCACGAACACACGCTCAGTCCGGCATGCTGGTGTGCGCCGGTCGTGCTGCACATCGGTCCAGACGGGACCGCCTCTGTGGACAACGTCCGCGACGCAGATAGGCTGGCGCAGCTCGGGGTCGCCGATGTGGTGGTGCGCCCCGCCGTTCCACCGCAAGGGAGGTGAGTGATGGGTGGGAAGCCCAGTCAGGGCACCAAGAAGGACAAGCGGTTGAAGGCCAATCGACCGAAGAAGAAGTGAACAGTTCACTCTGAACAGAGGAGACGCCATGGGCCAGATGCCAGGGCACATCAAGGTCGGTCGTTCCATGTACACTGTCCACTGCTCCAAGGAGACATGGCACGACTACACGCAGGAGAGCGCGGTCAACCAGCATGACCACGGCGCAAGCCAGCATCACAAGCTGGTTATCCTGGTCAACCCGAGTGACCACCCGCATCAGCAGGCGGACACGCTCCTGCATGAGGTGCTGCACTGCATCTGGTTCCAGGCCAACATGACGGCCATCAACCCGCCGGAAGAGAGCCATCGGGAAGAGATCACCATCAGCCAGCTCACCCCGTGGCTCACCATGGCGCTGGCCGATAACCCGAAGCTCGCTCTGTTCATTCACAACCCGCAGGAGTGACTCGTGGCGTACGTCATCGACAAGGGACGACTGTTCAGCAAGGTGGCGTACGCCCCAAACCCGGCACAGCGCCGGATCCACCAGTCCCTGGCGCAGATGCTGGTGGTGGCGGCAGGGCGCCGCACCGGCAAGAGTACGGCGGGCGGGAACGAGCTCTTGCCCGAGGCGTACAAGGCGTACTTCAACAAAGAGCTGCTCGCGGAAGAAGGACACCGCGCGGAGTTCTGGATCGTCGGTCCTCGCTACAGCGACAGCGAGAAGGAGTTCCGCACCTTCTACAACCAGTGCAAGCGTCTGCAGATGCCGTTCGACAAGCCGGGTACGTACTACGACGCGCGCGGCGGCGACATGCAGGTCTCGTTGTGGGGCGGGAAGTTCTACCTGAAGGCCATGAGCGCCATGCACCCGGACACGCTGGTCGGTGAGGGCCTGCACGGTGTCATCATGGCTGAGGCTGCCAAGATGAAGGAACGCATCTGGACCCAGATGATCGCGCCCACGCTGCTGGACTTCCGGGGGTGGGCCAAGTTCAACAGCACGCCGGAGGGCAAGAACTGGTTCTACCGGTACTTCATGAAGGGTGTGGCTGGGGATCCCGGGTGGGACAGCTTCCGCGCGCCGAGCTGGATGAACACGGCCATCTTCCCGGGCGGCTACCAAGACCCTGCCATCCAGCAGCTCCTGCGTGACCTGCCGACGGAGATGTTCAACCAGGAGATCGCGGCCAAGTTCAGCGAGTACGTCGGCGCCGTGTTCAAGGACTGGGATGACGAGTGGCATGTGCGCCGGGAAGACTGGGACCCGAACCGCCCGGTGTACGTGGCGGCGGACTACGGCTGGACCAACCCGACCGTGCTGCTGTTCATCCAGGTGGATCACTGGCAACGTGTGCACATCATCAGCGAGTACTACCACACGCACAAGTCCAACGAAGACATCGCGGATGACCTGCGCACCGGCCGCTACGACCCCCGCCATCCTGCCCTCGCAGCCAAGGCACGCCAGCTGTTCCCCGACCCGGAAGATCCCAAGACGTCCAGCGCGCTCGCCAATCTGATGCGCTGGCGGGTGATGGGCAACACGGGCGGCGAGCTGAAGATCCGCATCAACCTGATGCGCAAGTGGCTCAAGGATATCAACGACCACCTCCCGCACGGTCACGAGGATCGCTACCCGAACACCATCGTGGATCCTCGGTGCCCCAACACCATCCGGGAGTTCGCCGCGTACCGCTACCCCGAAACGAAGGGCGAGGCGGGCACGGTGCAGGCAGAGCACCCCCTCGAGAAGGACAACCACTGTCCGGAGGCGTGGGGGCGCTTCATGCGCGGGCACTTCGGCGAAGGTGCGTTGGCCGGTGCGGGTGACGGCCGGATGAAGGCGCACAAGGCGAAGGTGAGCCGCTAGGCTAGGCACGACCACAGAGGAGGACCGGCATGACCGCGCCAGGAGTCTGGACCCAGTACAGCACTATCGCGCCCCTGCTCGGCACATTGCCGGGGTGGGTGCCCGCGCTGGACAAGCAGCGCATTGCGGCATACCTGAAGTACGACCAGATCTACTGGTCCGGCGAGGAGGGTTTCGAGCAGATCCTGCGTGGTGACAACGAGAACCCCATCTTTCTCCCGACCGCGCGCACGTTGGTCAACACGCTTGATCGCTACACGTGCCCGGGGTTCTCCTACCGGGTGGACGGCACCGGCACCCCGGCGAAGATCGTGGAACTGGCTTTCCAGACGCTGTTTGCCCGGGAGAAGTTCACCAGCTTGTTCTCGTCGTTCAAGAAGGAGGGCGGTAAGTTCGGGGACGCGCTCCTCCACATCGTGGCGGACCGCACCAAGCCTGCGGGCAAGCGTCTCAGCCTGTACAAGGTGGACCCCGCCGCGTACTTCCCGGTCTACGATGTCGAAGACCCTAACCACATCGTCAAGATCCACCTCGCGGAGCAGGTGGAAGAGGGCGGAAGCACGTTGGTGAGCCGTCTCACCTACGAGAAGGTGACTGCTGCGGACGGCTCCTCCGTCATCCTGCGCAGCCACGGCATGTTCAAGGCAGACAAGTGGTGGGAGCTCACGACACCCGAGCGCGTCGTCCTGCCGGAAGAGCAGCTGGACCCGCTCATCCAGTCCATCCCGGTGTACCACTACAAGAACGGTGATCCGACGCAGCCGTTCGGCAGCAGCGACATGCGCGGCCTCGAGAGCGTGTTCGCGGGAGTGAACCAGTCCATCAGTGATGAAGACCTGACGCTGGCGCTCGAAGGAATCGGTGTCTACGCCACGGATGGCGGGGCGCCGGTGGATGACAACGGCAAAGAGACCGACTTCATCATGGGTCCGGGGCGCGTCCTGACCAACGCCAACGGGCTGCGGCGCATCACGGGGGCGGGCAGCGTCAGCCCCTACGGCGAGCACATCGACAGGCTGGAAGACGGCGCCTACGGGTCCGTGGGTGCGAGTGACGTCGCCCTGGGTAAGGACACCTCGGCGGAGGCGGGGATCGCCCTGCAGATCCGCCTGGGGCCCATCATGGCCACGACCGCCGCCAAGGACGACGAGCTGCTGGCGCTCATGACCCAGTTCTTCTACGACCTGCAGTTCTGGCTCCAGGTCTACGAAGAGCTGCCCTTGCTCACGGACGTGGACGGCGTCACGCAACCGGCCGTCACGGTGGTACCCGTCATCGGGCAGAAGATGCCGGTCAACCTGACCGAGGTCATCACGCAGATCGTGGCGCTGCGCAACTGCGTTCCGCCGGTCATCAGCGTGCGCACCTCCCTCTCCCTGCTCCGCGCAGCCGGGATGCAGATCCCGGACGATGAGGAGACCCAGCTGGCTACCGAGGCGTCCACTGCCCTGGATCCGTTGGGGGAGCTGGGTCTCGCCGCGAGTGACGGGGCTGACCAGGCGCGGGCGGACGCGGAGCTCCCGGCATGAGGATCATTGATCGTCAACGCTGTCAGGTGAACCGCGTGCACCTCCGTATGTGCACGAACCTGTATCGCCACTCCTGGCCGATCTGGTTCCTGGTGGCAGCCTACCGTCGTCCTGGGCAGCGCTGCACCTGCTGTGCGGTGCGGCCATGACGTCGTCCCTACTGCCCCTCACGGGCTACCTGCACGCGGAGCGCGCGGTACTGGTGCGCATGGGCGATGACCTCCTTGACGCACAACAGGATCTGCTCGGTCGGCTCGCGAAGCTGGCTGCGCGGAACGGGGGCGTGGGGGCGCAGGTGCGGCAGGCCCAGCTGAGCCAGATCAACGCGGCGCTCCAGAAGACCCTGGACTCGCTGTGGAAGGAGCTGGGAGAAGAGATCATCGTGGGCGGCCAGGAGGTCGCTGACGTCGCGAGCAGCACGCAGGCGGTGTACGACCGCATCCTGTTCAGCAGCGCGGGGATGACGATGCCGGAGCAGCTGGTGCGCGCTGAGCAGTCCTACGCGCGCAACGTGGTGGAGCACTACTGGTCGCGCACGCAGAACGACATCAGCCTGAGCAAGCAGGTGTACAAGACCGAGGCGATGAGCAAGCAATGGGTGGACCGGGCCATCCACCGCGTTCTGCTCCAGGGCGGGTCGTGGAAAGACCTCGCGGACGCGGTGAAGCCGTTCATCAACCCGAACACCCCCGGCGGCGTCTCGTATGCGGCCAAGCGATTGGGGCGTACCGAGCTCAACAACGCCTTCCACCAAACGGCGATCCGCCTCGGCGAACAGAACCCGTGGGTCACCGGCCAGCGCTGGAACCTGTCGGGCAGCCATGGTCGCAAGGACGAGTGCGATGTGTTGGCCAGCAAGACCATCAGTCGGAAGCTCGGTCGCGGGGTGTATCCGGATGACGCCGTTCCCCGGAAGCCTCATCCCCAGTGCTTGTGTTATCTCACACCGCAGACCGTGAGCGAAGAGGAGTTCTTCGACCGGCTGCTGGCGGGCGACTACGAAGACGCGATGGAAGGGCGCTCCCTCGC